TAGGAGGAACAGGTAAATCTAAATGTAAAAAAATATTAACCAAAAAGAAATATACTTCCAGAAAATCTCCAGCATATTCAGCAAGTAAATGCGCAAAAGGAACTAAGAAAACAGGAAATGATGGTAAAATGTATGTAGTAAAAGCAGCTAAAAATGGAGTAAAAAGATGGGTAAAACTTACCCAAAAGAAAAAATCTAAATCTAAAAAGAAGAATAAGCACTAGAACCCATATTATCAAAAGTCATTAAACCATCCATTTGATTTACATTGGATTTTGGTCCATTAGATTTTTTGCCACTTAACTCTTTTAGATAATTTTTTAATTCGTCTTTCATTGTATCATTTTCTTGTACTTGTTGTTTTATATTATTATGATTCATTGTATCAAATAATTTTTCATATTGTTCTTGCGGTTTATTTACTAAATCTTTTACTTTGGGAATCGTTAAATTCGTTTTAAAAAAAGTAAATAAATAATGTACTAATATAATTAATATTAAAGATATAATGGACATTTGAATTATCCAGGGTAACATATTATATATTAATTATATAGTTTTAATAGTGATAAGAACGAAATCATGTCTTCTCTAACTGAATTTGTAATTTCATTTTCCTTGGTAATAAAATAAAAATGATTATTATTTTCTACATTCAAAGTTAAAATACTATTTTTATGTAATTGATATTGGTTGGTTTTAATCTTTTCGTATGTATAATTAATGGGTATATAAAAGACTTCCTTTTTAAAATCAGTATTATTCTTCAAGTAAAAATTATAATTTTTTTTATTATTTTCTAAAAGAAACATATCATTGTGTTCATGTTCTTTCATTTTATATATTTTATCTCCAAATATTTCAAAATTTCCTTCACTGGTATTAAAATATAATTTTTCTGTACTATTAAATAAATATGTCCCCAATTCTGATATATTTATTTTATTTTTTTGACTAGGTATTATTACTAACATTATTATATTTATTGTAAACTATTTAAACCGATTATCAAATGATATAATAATGGTTAATATAGTTCTTATTGAAAAGACAGGTGAATTAAAAATTTGTAAATTTTTATCTGAAAAAGGAGATGAATTATATAAAAAATGCAAATTTAAAAAGCCAGATGGTTTTGAAGAAAGACATACATGGAATAATAAAAAAGATAAATACCCATTTTCCTCTGTTACTTTATTTGCTAGAGATAATGGTAAAGCAAATACCGAAAACAAATATGAATTGCCTCCTCCAGTAGATAATATTTTATATTTTGGAACATGTGCTCTTTTAGCTAAGGATGAAGATGGCTTATATGTAGACTTAGATGAAGAAACATGGACTAAATTTTACGAGGAATTATATGGAGGATTTGAAAATTTGGCTGATACTGCAAAGGAAGACGAAGAAGAAGAAGACGAGTTAGAAAATATTCCAGCTGAAATGAAAACGAAAAGTGGTTATTTAAAAGATGATTTTGTAGTAGATGATAATCATTTGGAAGATGGAGAAAATAGTGATGATATGTCGGAATCGGAATCAGAATTAGAATTTGAAGATTATAGTTATAGTGATGACGATTAAATAATAAAAAAAATTGATTAAAGAAATAGTATTATTAATATAGTAAATAGAAGAAGATGCGCAAGATTGAAAATCCAGAAGAATTCAGAAATAATGTTATTATTAAATTAAAAAATATATTGAAAAATGATAATTTAGCATGTAATTTGGAAAAAGGAATATTTAATTATAGTTTAAAACATGCTGAAAAGATTAATGTAGTAAAAAAATGGGACAATAGTTATTTTGTTAAAATATATATAAATAGATTAAGAACAATAACGATTAATTTAAAAAATAATGAATTATGTAAATCAATCATGGATAAAAAAATAAAGGCACATGAAGTTGCTTTTATGTCACATCAAGATATGCAACCAAGTAAATGGCAAGATTTATTGGAATTAAAAAAAATTAGAGATGAAAATAAATATGAACCAAAATTAGAGGCATCTACAGATGATTTTAAGTGTTGGAAATGTAAATCAAAAAAATGTACATATTATCAATTACAAACTAGATCGGCTGATGAACCAATGACTACTTTTGTAAGTTGTTTAGATTGTGGTAATAGATGGAAGTGTTAAACATCAAAAAAAAATGAATTTTATAAAATATGAAATTATAAATTTAAATATTAAAATACTTATAACAGTAATAATAATTTTTTATATTATAAATTATTATTAAATAATTTCTAAGTCTTGAAGGTGCCAATATTCTGACGCACCACTAGGTAACGGACGCCTAATAATAAATGGAATTTTTTTTTGTTCTAATTCTTTAATAGCAATTAAATAACCATCAATAATAGTTGAACTTAATTTTACATAAGGAAGAGCTCCATTATTTAATTGTTTTGCTCTTAAACCTAATATTTTTGTCTTTTCATATTTTGTTAATATTGGTATAGTTTTATGTAAATCATCTACAATTATATTTTCTTTATTTCGTTGCACCTTTGCTAAATGATAAATTTCATCATAATTATGAATTAATGATTCTGGATGCTCATTTAATAGATAATTTTCTCTAGTTTCCTTATCAAATTTTTGTAAATAATCTTCATCTTCTTCTTCATCACTATCTGATTCATAATCATCCTCCTCTTTATCAAATACAGTTGGTAATTCTATTTGTGTATCCGGTAAAGTATTTATTCCAGTTGAATTTATTTTTTTTGTTATTTTCTTTTTAGTTACAGTTACTTCTGCATCTTCCATATCTCCTTCATCAAAGTCTTCGTCTTCATCTTGGTCTTCTGCTTCTTCTTCTGCTTCTTCTTCTTCTTCTTCTTCTTCTTCTTCATCATCAGTAACTTCATTATAATCAGCAATAACATTTCCTTCTTCGTCATACACTTTTAATTTATCATCTGAGAGTTTTGCTGTTTTTTTGGTAAATGTAGGTGGAGCATCTTCATCATCAGATACTTGCCCAATAGATTCATTATCAGATAATTCTAAATCACTCATACTTATAATAATATAACATATTACTTTTATATTAAGTTCAATTTTATTTAAAAAATATTATATTATTATACACATTTGAATATTTGAAATGGTATGGTTGAATACTTTGTATACAAATTTGTTAAATAAATATTTATTCTACTTGTTCTATAAATTTATACACAGATGGGCTAAATCCGGTTGCAGTTCCTGCAGAATTGAAGGGATTTACTAATAACTTTACTCCCTTGAAATTCAAGTAAATATCGTTTCCTATTTTTGATATACCTACATAAGTCCCAGTATATACAACTTTATATTGATTATTTCTTCGGGTCTTATCTTCTATAAAATATTTTTTTCCGACTATCATTCCTGATTCTGCTTTTTTTACAGGTGAAGCTAACTTAGTTGTTTTTTTTTTCTGTGTTAATTTTTTACCTTTTCTACGACGCATTGTTTCTTTAGAACTAGTCTTCTCTTTATAATTTAAAGAAGCAATCTTTCCCTTTGGAATGGTTTCGTATTGTTCATAGGAAATATAATTCATATTATATTAGTTTTATATAAAAAATATAATATAAATATATTTTTACCTAAATATTTTTACCTAAATATTTTTATATTATAAATAATATTAATTCCATTAAGCTAATAATCATAATTATATGTAAAATATTCAAAGGAATAAACAAATTATTATATTTTAATTATTTTTTTGGGTTTTCCATACAGTATCACATTTTGCACATAAATAAATATATAACATATTAATATCATCATATCTTAAATAAATAACTTCTCGTTCACCATCAGGTTTATTACTACTACATTCACTATTAGGACATTTAATAGTGTTAATTCTAGGTAAAGTAGGATCTAATTTGGTATACTCATTAATAATATGATTGAATTTTTGTTCACTCCTTTTTAATTGAGTTTTTGAAACACATATATTTTGTGCTGTTAATTGATCATCTTCATTACCACAGTTTCTGCAATAGTAAACTAATTTATTTTCTTCCTCCGAATCAATTCGGATATAATACATATTATTGCATTTATTACAAAAGTGCATCCTTGAATAATATATATATATTATTTTTATTTAGTTTCAATTTTATATATTAATTTTATTAAATTCATTTTTAATATTAGTCCAATTGGTATTTAATTTTAAACTATATATGCTTGTTTGAAAAGATAAACAATTAGATGTATTTTCTAATTGTTCGATATTTTTCCTCAAAGATTCCTTATTTTTAATAAATTGATTTTTAATTTCTTCTTCAAACATGCTTTTTAATAATTTTAAATTTGTTGCTTTATTTTGTAAAAAATAACACACACTATATTCTAAATTTTTATACATAATAATTTGATTATAAGGGGTAAAATCTCTATGTGTTTCATTAAATCCAGGTTCATGTAATAAAGGAGCATTATCTAATATAGAGAGAATTGTTAATAAAACCGTCCTTATACTTTGACATCCAGTCCACTGATCACCTTTCCATGTATTTAAAATAGATAAACACATTTTTCCATTTTTATACATATTTGGATGAAACCTAGTTTGACCATCAATACCACCCATATTTAAAAATATTACCTTGGGAGGAGTATGTGGATAATCATACGGAAAATGAAACTCATAAAAATAATTTCCTCCATAATATACTGAATCCTTTGGACCACATATATAAGCATATCCTTTTAACATGTTACTATCATCATGTTTATAATAAATTCCTTCCTCATGTAACGGATTTTTTATTAATTCACGAACATCTTTTAATAATCGTTTTGTGGTTTCACGAGATATAATTATTGTTTCAGAATTAGTATCGGCACTCATCTTTAAATAATATTTATCAATATATTTTTATATATTTTTCTATATTAAATATTAAGAAAGTTTTTCCTTTATTTATCCCCAAAAAATAATAAATCCATTTTTAATGTGTATATTTTAAATTATTTTAACATATATAAAAAAATTGACATAAAAATAATATGTATATATATAACATACAATGTCTAATATGAAAAAATCATTTGAATCTTATTTAAACAGCTATTATTCTCAAAAAGGTCAAGGTTTTACTCATACTAGAATAGGAGATAATAATTTATCTGTTAAGGGTGGAGTATATACCATTGAAAATTTACCTGATTTTTATGACAAATATATTAAACATGTTTTTACTAGTAGTAAATTAGAATTTCTTACTGAAAAACAACATTCTGATGTTGGACCATTATTAGTAGATTTTGATTTTCGATATGAAACTTCTATAGAAGACAGACAACATTCCGAAGATAACATTACAGACATGATTCAATTATATTTTGAAGAATTAAAAGAAATGTTAATTATTCCAGCTAATACGAAAATCCCTGTTTATATTTTTGAAAAAGAAGATGTAAATATGCTTGATGAAGTGACAAAAGACGGTATCCATATGATTATAGGTATTCATATTCACAGACCATTACAAATTATATTGAGAAATAGAATTCTTCGAAAATTAACAGATATTTGGTCTGAATTACCATTACAAAATACATGGGAAGAAGTGCTTGATGAAGGAATTACAACTGGAGGAACAAATTGGCAATTATATGGTTCCAGAAAACCAGGTAATCAACCATATTTACTTACCAAATTATATGATATAATGATTGATGACAATAATGATTTATGTCTTTCTATAAATGATGTTAAAAAATTTGATTTAAAAAATCGATTCCCTGAATTAACAGCCCAATATACAGGGCATCTACAATTTCCTATGCATGAATCAATTATGGAAGAATATGATTTAATATTAAATTCAAAAAAAAAATCTAGTAAATCTAAAAATAAATTGAAAATTATTGATAACAAAAATATGGATATTTTGGAAGTTTCTTGTCAAGATGAGCTTGATCAATGTATTGATAATTTTCTAGAAACTGTCGAACAAGACAAAAATTATTATATTAAAGAAACACATGAATATACTATGGCACTCACAGAAAATTTCTATAATCCATATGATAAATGGATTCGTGTAGGATGGGCTCTAAAAAATACTCATGAATCTTTATTTATTACATTTATCGCTTTCAGTGCTCAATCGACCAAATTTGATTTTGATAATATTCCTGATTTGTATGAAAAATGGTGTAGTTGGGGTAATAATAATGAAGATGCTTTAACATACCGTTCTATTATTTATTGGGTTAAAAACGACAATTTCGAAAAGTATAAAGAAATTAGAGAAAAAACAGTCGATTATTTTGTTGAAAAAACTATTTTACCTCATGGTGATACTGATTTTGATTTTGCAATGGTTTTATATTATATGTATAAAGATGATTTTACATGTGTTTCTATTAAAAAAGACTTGTGGTATATTTACAAAAATCATAGATGGATCGAAAATGAAGGTGGCACTGATCTCCGAATCCAAATTTCTAAAGAATTACATTCTATTTATATTAATAAATATAATACTGACTTGGCTTATTTAAGCAGTGGCACAATTGATCCTAATAGTGAAAAGGGACAAACTTTATCTAAAAAAATTAAAAAAACTAGTGAAATTGCAGCTAATCTTAAACGAAGAGGTATTAAAGATAATATTATGAGAGAAGCCAAAGAAATCTTTTATGATACGGAATTTGTTGATAAAGTAGATGCTAATCCAAAATTATTATGTTTTGAAAATGGTGTTTTCGATTTTGAAATTAAACAATTCCGAAAGGGTAAACCAGACGATTATTTATCTAAAAGCACTAAAAATAATTATATTAAACTTGATCATAATAAACATAAAAAAACTATCGACGAAATTAATTATTTTATGGAACAATTATTCCCAAAAAGAGAGTTAAGAGAGTATATGTGGGAACATCTTGCATCCACTCTTATTGGCGAAAATAACGACCAAACCTTTAATATTTATAACGGTTCTGGCTCTAATGGCAAATCCAAATTAGTTGAACTTATGGGTTTTGCTCTTGGCGATTATAAAGCTACAGTTCCTATTACTCTTATTACTGCCAAAAGAAATTCTATCGGTTCTACTTCTTCTGAAATCGTTCAATTAAAAGGAGCTAGATATGCCGTTATGCAAGAACCTTCCAAAGGAGATAAAATTAATGAAGGTATTATGAAAGAAATTACTGGTGGTGACCCTCTTCAAGGCCGTGCTCTTTTCAAAGATTCTATTACATTTATTCCTCAATTTAAATTAGTTGTATGTACTAATACACTTCTAGATGTCGGAAGTAATGATGAAGGCACATGGAGAAGAATTTGTGTTTGCGAATTTATTTCAAAATTTTGTAAAAAAGAAGACTTTGATGATGATAGAGAACATCAATTCGAACTTGACAAGAAATTAGGCGATAAATTTACTACTTGGGCTCCTATTTTCCTTTCTATGTTAATTGAAAAAGCATGTCAGACTTCTGGTCTTGTAAATGTATGTGATGCTGTTAAATCTAGTAGTCTCAATTATCGTAACACTCAGGATTATTATAGTGAATTTATTTCCGATAAAGTTAAGAAATGTACTGGATCTAAAATCAAAGAAACTAGTTTATATGAAGTTTTTAAATCTTGGTTTCAATTACATCATGGTAAAAATATTCCAAAGGGCAGAGATTTATTCGAATATATGAATAAAAAATTTGGAAAAAAAGTTAGAGGTGTATGGTCTAATGTATCCATTATATATGATGATTTTGACCCTGAATTAGACAATGATGAAGATTTTTAAATAGTAAAAATTATAAATATAAATATTATTATAATTTTTATAAATTTGAATTCAAATATACCCAAGTTGTTTGTGTTTTTATCCAATCCCATAAATTGTATATTATTTTTAAAATAAAAAATGTTACTAATGGATATATTGCTAATCCTACTATCATTCCCCATTTTTTTATATCAGCTATTTGTTTTGTTATTATTACTCCTACTATCATTAAAAAAATTAACAACCAATATTTTGTCATTAAATTATGTGCCCACCATCCTGCCCAATCATTTTGTTCATTCTCATAATATGTCTTCCTATCTGATATTTCTATATTATGAATTAATTTCTCTATTATTAATTTTAACTCTTTATTCTGTTTCTCTATCATTGTAAATAATGCTTTTGTATTTCCTGCACCTTCAATTGCAGCCTCATAATATGTCTCTTCTCTTCTCAGTCTATTCATTAAATTGTTATGTTCATCTCTTAATTCTCTTAATTTATTCATAGCTGTTATTCTATATCTTTCATCACTTTCAACTCTAGGAATTGCTGCTTGTTCCTTTTGAAAATTAGTCACAAAATCAGTTGCTTGTTGGCTAACATTAGCCATCATATCATTGAATTTATTTATATCTAAATACTTGTTTAAGTCATCTGGAGTCATACATCCGCCCTTATTTTTCGGTGGTTTTTTTAAATTTATTTGTGATGGCATATCTGGATCAAAATCTTTAGCTGTTGACATTATATTAATATATTATAAGATTTAAAACTTTGCATATTCTTCTTCTTTTACATTAAATCCTTTTACTACACTTTCCGAATTTTTAAATACATTTATATTAAAATCATTCTTGTTAAAAGAATTTTGTAAACATCTTGCTCCTACAAATCCCTCTGAACTAGTATTATCGTTTTTGTGAGAATCTAAATAAGTTGGAGTTACACATTGGTTATTCACTGAATCCCATACTGTTCCAAATGCATTTCCTTCTGGACAACAAGATTGGCCTGCACAATTTAAGGTCATATCTCTCTTTTTTGGATCATCACCACTTCCACTTCCTGCATCTACATTATTCGGATCAAACGGAAAATCATATTCATCAAATACCATATTACTTCTTCTCATTATATCAATTGTTTGCATTATTACTACAAATATACATATTCCTGCTAATACTCCAATAATACCTAAAGCTATATTTTGAGAAATTATCTCCTTTTTCATCAAAATTCCTAAAATTAATATCGGAATACAAAAATAAACTATTGTCCTCATTACATTCGTTTGTGTTGAATATTTTGAACTATAATAATCATTTATTTCTGCCATTCTTAATTTGTTAAATCTCTCTTGTTGTAAAACATTTAAATTATTACTTGCATTCTTTAATTCATTTGTTACTACTCCTCCTATTGCTATTTCATTTACTAATGCATCACGCGCTTCCGCTACATTTGTTTGCATTGAAGAATAACTATTGCTTAAGTTTTGATATAAATTTTGTTTTAATTGTTGTAGATTTTCTATTTGTTGTATAATTTGATTTTGTTTATTTAAATCAGGATTACTTTGCACACTCAATTGTTCTAAATTTTGATACAAACTCCCCATTTGTGCGTCTATCTGATTTATTGTTTGTATTGTTTGAATATCTCGTTGTTGTTCTTGTTGAATCGTTTGACTATCCATTATATATTATCAGGAGAGATAATATATAAATTTAATTTTTATCTTATTTGGTTAATTTTGTTACTCCAAAAGTTAATCCTAATGCTAAAATACTCCAAACTATATACATTTTATTATTACTCAACATATTTAATGTTGCATCTTCTTCAAATGCACCATCTCTATTTATTAATCTTTTCTCTCTTCCTATATTACCATATACTTGCTCATATTTTTTTAACCTTTGCTCCATTAATTTATGCTCATCCATTAATTTTTTATTTAATTTTATATCTTCTCCTGTTAACTCTGCTATATTTTCTTTTATTTCATTTAATATACCAACTAATTTTATATATTGTGCATTTATAGATTCTCTATCTCTCTCATTTATAGTTCCTAAACCACATGTAGCATTCATACTCATCATCCCGTCATCCGCATATCCTCTCGCATATTCTTGTCGAGAAAAATTTACTTTATTACTACAACTATTATTATTAGTTATCTTTTTTATTCTTACATATAAATCTCCTCCTGTATATTGTCTTCTCCCATTTGGCCACATATTAGCATTTTTTATCCAATAATTATTCCCAAGTACATAAAATCCTGCTGCCCCTGGAGTTTCTATACATTTTTGTTTAATCTGGTCTATTGTTAATCCTGACCCACTTATTATATCATTCCCATATGAATTATATCCCGATGCTATTTCAAATTCATCTCCATATCCCAATATCATATCATTCGGATATTGTTTCTTTGTTAAATTATCTGTTATATGAAATGTTTGTCCTAAATTTGAATTATCAGCATTTTTAGTTTGATATGTTGCATAAGCAGTATAACCAGGTGTCCATTCATAATCAAATTGCCACCATTTCTTACCCCCTACATTTTCAAATTTTCCTGGCATATTTCTTCCCATTCTTCCTACTCCTGGTGCTACTGAACATATAGAATCTGATACTGTATTACCACCACCACCACCTATATAACAATTTCCCCTTCCGTTTCCTTGATCTGGTCCTAATTGAAACACATTTGACCCCATATCTTCGGCTCTTTTACTACACATGTCCATTGTCGCATTACCTAAGTCATCTTGATAACTTCCTACATTTCTACTACAATTTACA